CCTGGCTCGAAGCCAAGGCCGAAGGCTTCGACATCAGCCGCCTTCTCAGTGGTGGCAATCCTTTTAAGGCAGCCTGATCCACAACTTAAAAACGATTAAGTAGCACCGCCCCCTCTAACCCAGGGGGCTTTTTACTGGTATTATCAAATTGGGAAAGAATAACTTCATGGCCTCCAATACCCAAGACACGCTGGCAGGACTGCGTAAGTGGAGGCTGGAGCAAGACAACAGTGGCCCCTTCCGGGTCTACAGGGACATCAAAGGTAATGTATACCATAGTGTTACACACATCCTGAAGGAAACAAGCGACAAAACCGGGCTGGAGCGCTGGGAAGCCCGCCTGGGACCAGTGGAGGCAAGCTGCCAGCGCAACGTTGCCGCCACCCGAGGCAACATGGCCCACAGTCAGGCGGAGTATTTACTGAAAACGGCCCAACAGCTGGCACGCTCCACTGCAAACAAGCGCAACGCCATCCGCTGGGACGATCAGGGACTGGCACGAATCCCTGCCCCCATCACGCAATGGGCACTGAAGAGAGTTCGCCCGAACGTCCCCCGAGTTGGCTGGAGCGCCTCCGGCTACGCCCGCAGTCTCTCCGACTGGATCGCCGAGAACGTCACCGAAATTTTCGCCAGTGAATTTTCCATTCACCACCCGGCAGGATTTGCTGGAACCTGCGATGCCCTAATCGGCATGAAGAACAACGAGCTGGTACTAGCGGACTGGAAAACCAGCGTGGGCCGCAAGACTAAAAAGGACGAAGACGGCCTGGAGCGCCTACCACCCGGCCATTCATACATCGACCAGTGCGGCGCCTACAGCCTGGGACTCAAGCATCTCACCGGCCTCCAACCCACTGGGGCCGCTATCGTGCTAGCACGCCGCTGTGGCGCCCCCAACATCCACACGATGTCGCTGCGCGACCTCAAGGAGGCTGAGGAGTCATTCATGACTCGGGTGGAGCAATACTTCGCAGCTCTCCAAAATCCCATTCAAGTCTCAGCCTGAGATTCCATTCATGGATTTACCGCTGGGCATCACATGCCATTCATGCCGCTGGTACGTCTCTGACACCTGCCGGCGCCATTCACCAAGCCATTCAGGATGGCCATTCACTACACCCGATGCCTGGTGCGGTGACTGGGAGCGGCGCTGGGACAAGGTGGATGGTAGCTGGCAGCCGGCACCGTAAAAAGCCATTCATGCTGCATGAAAAGCCATTCATGGTGTCTTACCGCGTGTCCAATGAGTCTCACTGCTGAGATTGTGCTGCTGGAGCGTCTCAAGGCGATTCTCGTGAGTCTCACGGCAAGACAAGAGGAAGGCCCCACCCGATAGGGCAGGGCTGGAGCGGTTCAGTCTGCCGCCGGCGGTGCGAACTTTAGGCGCCACCACAATGGGCGATCCTGGTGTTCTTCCATCCATTGCGTCCGTGTCTGCGGCTGGTGGGGCAGCAGGCACCGTAAGCGCAGCTTGCTGATGTGGTCGTTGGCCTGTAGCTCACTGGGGCTGATCATGGTTTGGCTGGTGTGCGGGGTTTGCTGATGCCAGCATCCGAGCGCCGCTTGCGGCTGGCGCCCTTGCTGGAGCGGGTGCGGCTGGCTGGGGCCTTGGCTGGTTTTTCTGTGCGCGGAAAAATACCCGTAGCCTGTGGAAAAAGATCTGGGGGGATGTCAGCGCCACCGTTGCAGCGCTGGCACGCCCGCCAGTAGGGCACCAGTTCCCGCCATAGCTGGAGCGGGCCTTCCTTGCCATGGGCGGCCTGCAGGGCCAGCAGATCAGCCCAGTCCGAAGCTGCCAGGCTGGAGCGTTCAACAGCCCAGCGGAGATCCCGAAGCTGGCGCTTCTCAAGCCGCAGCTGTTCGCGCTCCAGCTCTCGGGCATCCAAGGCCAGCTGTTTGCGCTCCCGGCTGGTGTTCCAGTCTCCGCCGCTCATGGCTGGCACCCCTCCGCCAGCTGAACCATGAGCACGGGGCAGCCGCTGGCGGTACACATGCCGCAGTCAGTCACATGCAGCAGCCCACGGGCCTCAAGAGAGCGGGCGATCCTGATTGTCTTTCGGTCGGGGTGGATCGTATGGCGTCCGGGGTGGCGCTGGCAGAAGGCCAGCATGTTCCGCTGGAGCGGGCCGAGGGGTCGGTTCATTGGGGAGCCTCCTAGGTGTGGTTAGGGCTTCAGCTGTAACAGTAGCACGGCCCGCAATGCCGGCCGGGGTTGCCTGGTGTGCTACTGTATGGGAGCACTACGGCACACCCTGCCATGGCATACCAAACCCCGCGCCTACGGCCCCAACGGTTCCTAGGTCTTAGCTGGGACCAGATCACCACGCAGCTTCAAGGGCTGGAACGCCAGCAAGCCCTGGCGGTTTGGCAATGGGCGGCCCCCCGGTTCAGCAGCCAAGGCACCGCGCAGGCTGCCCACTGGAACCGTTACGGGGCCGGCAAGACCTACCGCCGGATCGATGCAGTCCGCTGCTGGCTGGGGCTGGCACCTTACCGCGAGGGCTGAACCATGCAGACTCAACCATGGGCCCACTGGTTCGATCTCAACCATTGCGGCGGTCGCGAATCTTGCCGCCAGCTTCCCGCCGAATGTGTGGCGGATTGTTCCGGCCCCGGCCCCGCTGATGATGCCGTGGCTTTCTGGCTGGAGCGCCTGCAGTTTGACGGCCCCCCGTGGCTATTCCGCCAGCACCTGCGGGAGTTTGGCGCCTGGGACGCTGCAGACCTGGCGGATCACAACGCCAACCGCGCCCGCGTGCTCTGGATCTGGGCCTGTGACTGCCGCGAGGATCCGGGCGCCCATGATTTTCTGTGGCTTGGCACTTGACGCCGGGCCGCTTCCGGTTCTACTGTTTACAACGACAGCCCTACCCTAAGGCTCACCATCATGACCCGTTACAACACCGAAGCCCTGGCCCACTTTCCGTGGATCGCCAGCTGCGACACTCTGCGCCCAGAGGATCTGCTGCCCAAGTTCTGGAGCGTGGCCGAAGTGCTGGCCCTGGCGGCAAACAAGCCGGAAGCCCTCAGCCCTGCCACGCTCGCCAGCTTGGCCAAGCTAGTCGGCGAGGATTCCCGGGAAGCTGACTGGGACGACGCCGAAGCCTGCCACACCCTGGAGGAACTGACCGAAGCCCTGCAGCAGCTGGCGCCCGTTGGGTTCTACTTCGGAAGCCAGGACGGTGACGGAGCGTGCTTCGGCTTCTGGCTTGATGAATCCTGGGCTGAAGCCCTGGAGCACTTCGGCATGGGCAACGATGACCCTACCGGCTGGGCTGAGCTGATCGCGGAGCTTGACGCTGACGGAATCAATCCCGATACGGTGGAGGATTCCTACTGTGGTCGCGCCGAGGGCTGGTCAGAAGAACGGGCCGGCACCGATTACGCTCAGCAGCTGGCGGAAGACTTGGGCGTTAAGCTGCACAAACAAGACTGGCCGCTGAGCTGTATTGACTGGGAAGCAGCTTGGCGGGAGCTTGAAACCGGCGACGGGTACCGGCTGCACAGTATCGGCGGCGGTGACTGGTTGGTGTTCCGTGCGGTGTGACCAGCACCCCCACCGATCAACGGCCCGGCCACTGTGCCGGGCTTTTTACTGTGCGGCTAGTATTGAACCAAACGGCCAGGGATTCTAACAATGTCGGACAATCCGGAAGCTATCAACGAAGCGCCGGAAGTCTTGCCGGAAGCTAACAACAAAAAGGCCAACCACCCGCTGGGATGTTATGGCCGGCGCAATCCTGACGCCGTTATCGAAGAGCGCCAGAAGCGGCTTTACCGTCGGCAGCTTGAAGGTCTCACCACCCGCCAGCTGGTTCTAGATCACGCTTCTAGAGAAAGCATCAGCGAAAAGACCGCTTGGATGGACTGGCGCACGGTTACAAAGTGGAATGAGGAGGATTGGCAGAAGGATCGGGAGGCCATGCTTTCGCGTCTCCAGGCCATGCGGCTGCGGTTGATCAACAAAGCCATCAGCAAGGGCAACCTTCAGGTCGCCATGCTGGGGCTGAAAGATCTGGGCGCCCACCTGGGCGAGATCGCCGGGCCGGAAGCCCAGGCCGCCGCGGCCCCCGTGCTTCGGGTGGAGATCGACGACAAGCGGGCAGAGTCTTAGGCTGAGATCCAGCGCCTTAGGCTAAGACAGTAGACAGCTGCACCACCGGCCACCGCTGCCCTGGCACGTGCCGCTGCTGTGTTTATACTGTGCAAGACAACAACGGACGCCGACCCATGGCCCGCCTTCCCCGTCTCACCGTTCTTCCCCTTGCCGCCCTTGCTGTGCTCACAGCCTGGGGCCTGCTGCTCACTGGTGCCGAATCCGTGCAGCTGGTGAGAATGTGCCAGGCGAACGGCAACCCCCAGGCTGAGTGCGAGCTTCGCGCCTACGGTCGTTGAGCCGCTGCGAGCGTTAAGAACTGCAACAGATCCGGCCCTACCCCTTGACGGGGGCGGGGTTCGGGTTCTGGCGGCGCGGGTGCGGGTCCCAGGGAACCTACTGATATAACTGACTTTCCTTCTACTGTGCTAAACTAATCTCTTCTGTACTACATTCCCCATGTTTTCCCTCGCCCTGGTACTCGCCACCGCCTACCCGATCACCAAGGTTGGCTCATCCTGCCCCTACGGCTACTACTCCCAAGGCAGCTATTGCCTCCCGAACGCAGCAATGCAAAGGCCGGTTCGCGCTGTCCACCAAACCAGCAGCCCCTGCCCCTACGGCACCTACAGCGCCGGCAACTACTGCACCTGGACCCCAAAACGCTGAAGGGGGCAGGGGTTCAATTCCTGTAATACCCTAGAAGGTACCCGTACCCGAAAAAGTGACCGAAACGGCTGGAACCCTCTCCCTCCGCTACGCCCAGGGACAAGTATTTTCCAGCCGCAAACGCTTCCGTGTCTTGGTCGCCGGCCGCCGCTTCGGCAAGAGCTACCTCTCCTGCATCGAACTCTTGCGTGGGGCAATCGAACGTCCCGGCGAAACCTTTTTCTACGCCGCCCCCACCTACCGCATGGCGAAGGACATCGCCTGGAAGGTACTGAAAAAGCTAGTCCCCAAAGCCTGGATCAAGTCCAAGAACGAGACCGACCTGAAGATCGAGCTGGTGAACGGCTCAACGATCGAACTGAAGGGCACTGAAAACGCAATGGCCTTGCGAGGCCGAAGTCTGGCTGGCGTGGTGCTGGACGAAGCCGCCTTCATGTCCAGCGACGTCTGGTTCGAGGTCATCCGCCCCGCCCTCGCCGACAAACAAGGCTGGGCATTATTCATCTCCACCCCCGACGGCACAGCCAGCTGGTTCTACGACCTCTGGTGTTACTGCGAGCAAGACGACCCGGACTGGAGCCGGTGGCAATTCACGACGATCGACGGCGATAACGTCCCACCCGAGGAGATTGAAGCCGCTCGCGCCCAACTCGACGCCCGCACCTTCCGCCAAGAATTTGAGGCCAGCTTCGAGAATCTCAGCGGTCTTGTCGCCGTCTCATTTAGCGACGACAACATCGACAGCGTGGTGCAAGACCTGCCTGTTTTGCCCCTACTCCTCGGCGTGGACTTCAACGTGGACCCTATGTCCGCCATCTGCGCCGTCAAAAAAGGCGACGTGCTCTGGGTCTTCGACGAAATAATCATGACCGGCGGCGCCACCACCTGGGACCTCTGCGAAGAAGTCCAATCCCGCTACGGCGTGGAGCGCCGCATCATCGCCTGTCCGGACCCCACCGGCGGCGCCCGCAAAACCAGCGGCGTTGGCGCCACCGACCACAACATCCTCCGCAAATCAGGTTTTACCGTCTCCAGCCCCCGAAACCCCTGGAAAATCCGCGACAAAATCACCTGCGTCAACACCGCCCTCCTCGATGCCTCTGGAACACGCCGCCTCTTCATCCACCCCCGCTGCAAAGAACTAATCAAATCCCTCCGCACCCTTACTTACGCCCCTGGAACGGGCCTTCCCAACAAGAATCTCGGCGTCGACCACGCCTTCGACGCCCTTGGGTATTTATGCCTACAAACCTTCAACTTGGCCAAGCCCGAGAACCTGGGCAAGACGAACTATCGTGTGTGGTAAGTAGATCGGATCTACAAGATGGCCGCAAAAAAGCCCACCAAAGCCCAGAAAAAGGTGGAAAAAGTGATGTCTGAGTACAAATCAGGCGCACTGAAGTCGAGCTCGGGCCAAAAAGTGAAGAGCCGCAAGCAAGCCATCGCCATCGCCATGAGCGAAGCCGGCATGGCACGCAAAAAACCCACCAAAAAAGGTAAGAAGTGATGGCCAAACGCGGTCTTTACAGCAACATCCAAGCCAAGCGCAAGCGCATCGCCGCCGGCAGCGGCGAAAAGATGCGTAAGCCTGGAACCAAGGGTGCCCCAACCGCCGCCGCCTTCAAAGCCGCGGCCAAAACCGCCAAAAAACGGAGCAAATAGCCATGGCCGCCGTTGCCAACACCGCCGTCGACCGCTTCACAAACGTGGTCGAGTTCACTGGCGCCACAATGACCGCCGTGGATCAGTGGATGGAAGTCCATGCCCAATCCAGTAGCTATACCTTCGCCGCAACCGTGACCGGCGGCGCCAACTTCCAACTTGCCCTGGAATGCAGCTTCAACGGCAACGGCAACTGGTTCACCATTGATAGCAGCAAAACCATCAACTCCAACGGTCAATACGTTTACTTCTACGACGGCAAACCTGCCGCCAAGATCCGTATGCGTATTGCCTCCATCAGCTCTGGAACGCCCAGCGTTGTTCCCCACATCGCCGTCGCTTATCACGGCTGATGACCATCCAAACCATTACTGGCAGCTGCCTTCACATCGAAATTGACGGCGAAGAGGGCACCACGAACGCCACCTTCGTCTTCAAAACGCCTTCCAAACCCGAGACTTTGGGCGGCTTCATTACGATGCTGGCACACGGCATCGAAATCCTGGTGCCAATCGCCGACCCCGACGACGAGGAAGACGAAGATGACGATTGAATACCGCGGCGAGAAATTTGCCGGCTACAACAAACCCAAGCGCACGCCCAACCACCCGAAAAAATCCCACGTGGTACTCGCCAAAGAAGGCGACCAGGTGAAACTTATCCGTTTCGGCCAGCAAGGCGTATCTGGCTCACCAGCACAAAAAGGAGAGTCAGCAGCAGACAAGGCCAGAAGGGCATCATTCAAAGCTCGTCACGCCCAAAATATCGCCAAAGGCAAAATGTCCGCCGCTTACTGGGCAAACAAGGTCAAATGGTGACTACCTACCTTCAACTTTATGAATCCACATTTTCAACTCTTTGACATATTTTCTGAGTCCATCAGCTTTCTCCAAGTGCCAAACATTCCCACTCTTCATGTACTGGCGCATGTGCTCATCAATAGCCCGCAAACACTGGTGAATAACCGGATTCCACGGCTCTCGTACGGGCGTATTCCACTCACGCACGGTAAGGTTGCCGCGTTCACTGCCAAAATAGGTACAAAGTAGGAGTCAAGCCGTGGTCTACAGCGCCAACATCCCACCGACTGGAGCTGTAGTCAGCGAGTCGCCGTTCGTCCGCAGCCTGGACGTAATTGCGATGATGCCGGATTGGCAGGTGATGGCCGCCGTCACCCGCGGCACGAACTATATCCGCGACCTGAGCGAAACATATCTGCCGCAAGAACCACGCGAAGACGACGACGCCTACCAAACCCGCGTCGACCGCAGCGTCCTGAGCCCCTACACCAGCCGCCTAATCGAAACCGCTGCTGGCGCCATCCTCCGTAAACCCATCCACATCGAAGGTGACCCCTACTGGCTGGAACTCGCCCAAAACATTGACGGCTTGGGCTCCAACATCAACGAGTACGCACGGCGTGCGTTGGTAAGCAGCCTGACCTTCGGCCATAGCGCCATCCTTGTGGACTATCCCGCAGCGATGGGTGCCCGTAACTTGGCAGAGGAACGCGCCCAAGGCCGCCGCCCTTACTTCATTCACGTAGACGCTCCCCAGATTTGGGGTTGGCGCCAGGAGAGCACGATGCCTGGCTCCCCCCTGGTGCAAGTCCGCATCCACGAGTACACAACCCGCCCCCTCAACGACTTTGGCGAGGAGCAAATCGAGCAAATGCGGGTGATCTACCCCGGCAAATACGACCTGTACACGCTGGGCCAAGACGTCGTGGAGTTCAGCGAAACCGGCGGCTACAGCCTCGACGCTATCCCACTGGTGCCGATCTACAGCAATCGCCGCGGCATGTTGCGCTCTCAGCCGCCACTGCTCGACATCGCCAACCTCAACATCACCCACTACCAACGCCAAGCCGACCTTATTCACGCTCTGCATATCGCCGCAATGCCCACCCTCGTCCTTGAGGGCTGGGACGACACCACCGGCAGCGCAACGATGGGCGTCAACTACGCCATCGCCATGCAACCGGGCAACAAGGCGTACTACGTGCAAGCCGACGCCACCAGTTTCGACGCCCAAATGGCCGAACTCCAGTCCCTGGAGCAACAAATGTCGACGCTGGGCGTCACCAAACTCTTCGGCCAGAAGTTTGTGGCCGAGTCTGCCGAGGCCAAGCGCATCGACCAAGCCCAATCCAACAGCGTGCTCTCGATCATCAGCCAAGAACTGGAAAGCGCCCTCAACCAGGCGTTCGGTTTCGCCGCCGAGTACGTGGGCATGGAGCCACCCGAGATCACGATCGACCGCGACTTCGACTACTACCGCCTGATCGGCCAAGACGTCTCTGTTTTGACCCAACTCAACCAGATGGGCAAGATCAGCGACGCGATGCTGCTGGAGATCCTGCGTCGCGGCGAAGTCCTGCCGGACAACATCAACATCGAAGACGAGGCCGAAGCCGCCGAGATGGACGCCACCGAGCTGGTGGAAGCCAACGAAAACACCGGCGAAGAGGACATGGAGGAGCGTGCCGAAATGAATCCCGACCGTGTTGACCGCCTGATCGAGCTGCTCTCCCGCTAATGGCCACCAAAAACGAGCAACTCACCCTTGCTCAAGTCACCGCCCTGGTGCGCCTCACCAAAAAGGTCAGCCGCCTCAACAGCATCAAATCCGGCACCGACACCCCTTCCGCCTCCACCGGAAAACTCGGCGACTGGTACATCCAAACCGACCCACTAACGCTGTACGGCCCCAAAACCGAAGCCGGCTGGGGCGACGGCATGGAACTTGTCACCCGCACGCAAGTGACGGGTCTGACAATCGGCGGAGCATTGCCTGGCGGCGGAGGCGGTAGCGGCGCCACCATCACCGTTGGTGCCACAACAACTGGCGCCCCCGGCACTAGCGCCAGCGTCACCAACACCGGCACCGAAAGTGCCGCAATCTTCAATTTCACCATCCCCCGCGGCGACGTTGGCGCCACCGGCCCAACTGGAGCAACTGGTGCAACAGGCGCCACCGGCCCCCAAGGACCTACTGGTGCAACCGGTCCCCAAGGCGCCACCGGACCTCAAGGACCAGCCGGACCACAAGGCGACACCGGCCCCGCCGGTCCAACTGGCGCGACTGGTCCTGAAGGACCCCAAGGCGAACAGGGCGATACCGGTCCCCAAGGTCCTGCCGGCCCCACAGGAGCCACTGGCGCCCAAGGTCCCCAAGGCGACCCGGGCACTGCCGCCACCATCACGATTGGAGCCGTCAACACCGGCAGCCCCGGCACCGGCGTCATCGTCACCAACAGCGGCACGTCTACAGCCGCCACGTTGAATTTCACCATCCCCCGCGGCGACCCAGGCACCAACGCAACCGTCACCGCCGGCACCAACATCACTGTTGTAGACGGGCAAGTCTCAGTGTCGTCCACCGCCGAATTTGACGATGGCACGTATTAACTCTCTTCTTGTAAACTAAGACCGTCCAAGTAGTACACAATCGTGCCTGAAGAACAGCAAGCAGCAGCCACTCCTGTGGAGCCTGTTGCGCCTCAGCCTGTGGCTGAAAGCTCCGATCTGGCCACCCAACTGGAACTTGTCAAGGCCAAAAACGCGGAGCTTATCGCCGAGCGCCGTAAGGACCGCGAAAACCGCGAAACCCTGCAGAAGCAGCTCGAAGAAATCAAGGCTGCCCAAGAACAAGCCAAAACCGCCAAATTGGCCGAGTCTGGCGAGTACAAAACCCTCTGGGAAGAAGCCCAGCAAACTGTTGCTGACCTCAAGCAACAGTTGGCCGCCAAAGAAGCCGAAGTCAACGAAATCCGCCAAGGATTTACACAAGAACAGGTGAAATCGGCCGCCATCGCACAACTGTCCCACGCTGGTGCGCTGGCACCCGATCAGCTGTATCGTTTATTGCAAGAGAACCTTCGTGCCAAAGACGGTCAGCCTGTGGCTGTTGTTGGAGGCATTGAAGTTCCGGTTGGCGAGTATATCGCCAACTTGAAAAATCCCGGCAGTGGTTACGAGCATCATTTCGCTGCAAGTAACCGCGCTGGAATGGGTGTCACGGGCAGTGCCCGCGCCACCGCCCTCCCCGGCCAAGCCAACCCCTGGTCTAAGGACAGCTGGAACGTAACCCAGCAAATGATCCTTCTTAGCAAGGATCCCGACAAAGCCAGGTTGTTGAAAGCGGAAGCCGGCATCTAGCCCCTGTGGGGCAACTCCCGTAAACCACTAGGAGCCCACAATGGCTGCTTCTCTCGAAAACTATTCCGGCGGTACTTTCCTGTCGGATCTCGTCGCACGTCCCGAGTTCCTCGCTTACACCAGCGAGGGCATCTTCGAGCAATCGAAGTGGATCCAAAGCGGCATCATCCAACGCAACGCTGCCCTGGACGCCCGTAGCGGCGGCACCCGGGTGCGCGTGCCCTTCTTCGATCCCATCAACCCGACCGAAGAGCAAATCCTCTCCTCGGCCGCCTGGGGCACCAGCGGTCTCGGCTATCTGACCCCTCAGAAGTCGACCGCCGACGAGCAGATCATGACGATTCTGCATCGTGGTTTCGCCTACGCCGCCGACGACCTCAGCAAGCTGGGCTCTGGCGCCGATCCGCTGGCTCACGTCCGCAACCAGCTGACCGCCGCCATCAACAAGCTGAAGACCTCCACCCTGAAGTCCCAACTGCTGGGTCTGTTCGGTGGTATTTCTGCTGCTGGCGTGCTCGGCCCCAACCAGGTGGACGCCACCGGCACCACCACCGCCACCGAGGCGAACTACATCTCGGTCGCCAACGTCATCAAAACCAAGAACAAGCTGGGTGAGCGCGGCGAGGAGCTTGACTCCATCGCCATGCACTCCGCTGTGGCTTACTACCTGCAGCAAGTCGGGATGCTGACCTTCAGCACCTCCGCTCTGGCTGCCGCTGGTGCCGTGACCTGGGGTGGCGGTGGCGTGGGTATCACCCAGCCTGAAGTCGCCTACTTCGCCGGTCTCCGCGTGGTGATCGACGACCAGCTGACCTACCTGACCGGTGGCACCGCCACCCACCTGGTGAAGTACCCGGTGTACCTGTTCAAGTCCGGTGTGATCTCGGAAGGCATCCAACAGGACCTGCGCCTGGCCGCCGACCGCAACATCCTGTCCATGCAGGACGTGATCGCCGTGGATTACCACTACGGTTTCCACGTGACCGGTACCAAGTGGGCCAGCGGCACCGACAACCCCACCAACTCCACGCTGACCACCGTCGGCAACTGGAACCTGGTGTTCTCCACCACCAAGCAGGTGCCTGTGGCCCGTCTGCTGGTCAACACCCCCTTCGACGTCACCGTCTACTGATAGGCAGTGGCCAAAAGGAAAGGGGCTCTTCGGAGCCCCTTTTTTCTTACTCGTCGATACCCAACCGCATCTTTTCTTGTCGGGCAAAACCCTCAACCGAGTCAATCACCATCTTGTACGACTGAAGAATCGCCTGATTCACCAGCACATACGAGACCTGCAACTTCTCGCAAATCTCAAGGCCATTAACCCCAGCCTCCTGGAGCGCCTTGATCTCTTTGGCAACAACGCCCCAGTCACGAACTTTGCTGAAGTCATAAGCCTCAGCAACCTTGGTCTCCTTGACCTCTTGCGGTTCTAGGCTGGCTTCTGCAGCAACTTTACGCGGAGTCATGAAAGTAGTCCGGCTTTTCGTACTACAGGATAACTGCCGCTCGTTTATTGACGTCCCCTACGGCGAACACACCGAATTGCAAGCCGAGCTTGAAATGCAAGGCGCCAATGTTTACCACGCCGCTCTACTCAGCAGCCCACCCAAGCGAAGACAGCGCTGGAGCGAGGCTAAACTGAGACAAAAGATGTACTGACTGTGGCCGCAGTTATTGATGCCACCTTGAGCGGGGCCTCGGCCAACTCGTACGTGACGCTGGCGGGAGCCAACACCTATTTCGAGACGGTCCCCAACAGCAGCACCTGGACCGACAAAACCGACGACCAAAAGAACCGCGCCCTAATCTCTGCCACCCGCTGGATCGACGCCCTCAGCTTCTACGGCGACCGCTGCACCGACACCCAAGCCCTCAAGTGGCCCCGTGAGGACTACACGATCGACGGCGTTGACCTCGCCTGCACCCTGATCCCAGACGGCATCAAAACCGCCACCTACGAGCTGGCACGCGCCTTCGCCAACGACACCGACGCCATCACCGGCAGCACTGGCACCACCGGCATCTACGACCAAGTGGAACTTGGCGAACTCAAGGTCAAATACAACAAATCCAGCCAGACCAGCGGCGTCATCAACAACGTCTTCGACGTCTATCCCTGGCTCCAGACCTACCTAGGCCCCTACTGCATGGGCGGCGCCGCCAACTACGCCGTCCGCCTCTTCCGAGGGTGACATGGGCCTAATCGACGACACATTTGCCCCAATCCCGACCTCACTCCTAGCGGACTGGGGCCAAAACATCACGTACATCAAAACCGTCACACCCCGCACCTACGACCCCACCACCGGCAACGTGACCGGCGCCGACACCACGGTCACGGTCAAAGCCGTCATCACCCGCGTCACACCCCGCGAATCCGAAGGTCTGTACCAAGCCACCGACGTCAAATTCATCTTCGGCAGCAACGAGCTTGGAACGTACTACCCCACCGAAGCCGACCGCATCCAATACACCCAAGCCGGCGTCACCCGCGAAGCCAAAATCCTCAACGTCAACACCTACCGCGGCGACGCCCCCGTCCTACACATCGTCATAGCGAGGCCCCAGTAATGGCAAAGCTGAACGCTCTAATCAAAGAATTAGATCGTCTCGGCGGTTCTCTGGCCCTTGTCGGCCCCACGCTTGCGGCAGAACAAATTGTGCGGGATTTACAAGATAAAGGACCTCTGTGGACAGGTACCTTTGCAAATTCCTGGCAAATAACAGGCCCACAAGGCCAAATTGCAAGAGGCACCGGCTCTGCTGGTGCTCCTCAAGCTATAGGTTTTAATACAACCCCGTTTAGCGGGCGTCAAGCTACACAAACTTTGCTCAGAACCGTATTTACTACAGACAAAGTTGTGTACACCATCTCTAACTTCTGCTCCTATGCAGATGAAGCTAGAGATCTTGTGGCTTACACGCCGCCTTCAAAAGAAGAACGCAGCAAGATAGGAGAACCTCTGGGACAAGCGACATTCGGTTTCCGTAGCGCCGGCGCCAAGCGCGGTGACGTCAGTGGTTCTGGCCGTAATCGCTCCACTGCGCCCCTTGACTGGTACACCACTTATGCCGGAGGAGGAGAAATGGATCGCACCATCCAAGTAATGTTGGACAAGACATTTAAGGCAGCCCGATGAACTACCAAGCCATCCGAGCCGCCGTCGAAAACCCGCTGCTGACAGCGTTTGGCGCCCTTGTGCCAGCGGTCCCTGTCTACTTCGACAACATCACTGCCGTTCCACCCAACACGACCACCGAATACGTCCGCGTCAACGTCACCTTCGGCATCACCAACGAACCCACCTTGACTTCCAGCGTCGACAACGCCCGTGGAGCAATAGTCATTCGCATTTTCACTGAAAAAGGCCGCGGCCCCGCCCGCAACCAAACCCTGCTAACCACCGCAGTCAACGTGCTGGAAACCCTCAACAACTCAACAAAGGGCACCACCGGCGTTTATTTCAAGGTTGGTGAAATCAACGGCCCTACATTTTCAGCTACAGAAGATGCGCCCCATTTCGTGGGGCGAATTGACACCTCCTACGTCGCTACCGTGCTGTCGTAGGAAGAAACTATTACAGGCGCTAACCTGTAATAAGCCGGGCAGTGCCCGCCCTGTAACAACCCCCTGGTACGCCAATGGCCACCACCGTTCTGTCCGGCAC